ACGCGCTTTTGGTGGCCGGTGGCGTGGTCCGCTATAACGATATCGCGCGCTTGTATGCTTGTACCCGCGCACAATGTGCATTTGGCGCATGTGGATTTTTTGCCACCCTCAGCGCTAGCGGGGCAAATCGTTTCGCCAGGTTGACGATCGACGCCTACAGAAACCCGGAAAACGCGCATACCCATTAAATTAGCGCGCGCGGCCTGATCGATGCTGTCCGCGCTAGCCATAACCAACGGCGCCCATGCGGCCGCATCAAAGCGCGGGTTTTGCCATTGGTGAGTGTACCCACGGCGCCCGGCCGCGTAGCGTGTGATTTGGGCCCACATGCGGACCGGCGCCGCGAATGGGTCCCCATAGGTGCCTAAGCGCACAATTTTGCCCGCCAGGGCGCGCGCGATTGTGGCCGGATCCGCTTTTGTATATCGGCCGCGCTTATATGCGTTAAAAACCGATAAGACGGACCGGCCGACGTTTACATAACATGGGGCTTCGCCGGTTTCGTTTGCCACAATCGGCCGGTGCACGCAATCCCCACAAATTGACGCGTCGGCGCCGGTTTTAAGCGCGTCGGTAGGCGCGATATCGGACCGGATAATGAAAGTTTGTACAAGCGCGCCGGTTTTTTCGTTTTCGCTATCGCTGTCAATTTTGTTAACAATGACCACGATAGGCGCGCCGTCGATTTCCGAAGGGCCCTCATATGCGATAAAGCCCAAAAATTTATTGCTCATGTTAAGCCCCATAAAAGTAAAAGAAACCGGCAAACGGCGCGCCGATGCACGCAGCAAACAGCGCGGCATGGAAAAGATCGATAAAAAACTGTTTCATGGTTTTTGGTCCTTTAGTTGGTAGCGCGGCCGGCTAGCCGCGCGGGTTTTAGTTAGCGGGTAGCCCAAAGCACGATCGTGTACAGCACACACGCGCCTAAAACAGAAAACAGCACATTGCCGATCAGATCTTCAATGCGCGCTGTTTTTTCGCGCTGTTCGCGCGCCAGCGCTACTAGTTGGAACAATTCTTCGCGTTGTTGTTGGTTGGTCATATACAGTACTTTCATGGTTGGTTGCTGATGTATCTAGTGTAAGTGATTTCCTTGCAGTGTCAAGCGCTGTTTGTAAAGATATTTGTAACAAAGTGTAACTGTGGGCAATGTGGGCAGATTGTGGGCAGCGTGAAAGCGCGGGCGGTGTCCACGTGGCGAGCCCCTATTCATGCGGGTTGTAGGGGTTTGTGGATATTGTGGACTATGAGAGTTACAGTTCACAAAAAATAACTGCTTAAAAAATAGGCAATTAGGGTCTAGCGAATTTAATTGCTTGTCCAAACTGTCCACAGTGTCCACAAGTCACCGCGCCCACAGCGCCGCGTGATCTAGCGCTAAGTTTAAGTTAGTAGGCACTAACCTAAATGTGGACTGTCCACATTGTCCACAAACTACAGTTTATACAGTGGTGTGTTTGCATACAGTACTGGATAAACGTACATGCGCACTGCCAGGGCTGACGGCTGTTTGTGGACTGTCCACATTGTCCACAAAATGTTAGTAAGCACACACTGACCAGGTGGTGGCTTTGAGCAGAGGGGGAGGGGGTAGGGCCGAGCAAAAGGGCCTAGCAAAAACGTAGCGTTCACGAACAATTTTTTATTTTTTAAAAAATGCCTACAATGCACTCACGCAATTAACTGGCGGCTCAAATGAGATCATTACCTTTATCAATCCGCGAAGTGAAGGCCACGGAGGCCACGCTTAACCGCATCTACGACGCAGCCAAGATCGGCCTCAAAGGCGACTCGCTTGCCCTCGCCGCTGGACTGCTCCCCGCTGAGTACCGACAACTGTGTGTGCTGGACCCCATCGCTGAGATGGCAGCGCAAAAAGGCAAAGCCGACGGCGAGACGGAGATGGCCACCATTTTGAGGAACGCCGCGCTTGACGGCGACGCTAAGATGGCGCTTGAGGTCTTAAAGCACCAGCACGGCTGGGTCGCCAAGCAGGCCATCACTGTGGACGTCGAGCAACGCATCTCCATCACGGGGGCGCTGGCCGAGGCAGCTAAACGGGCCGCGCCCGTCATTGACGTCACCGACGTGGAAGCAAAATAAATGCGTAACTTTTTTAAAACTTTTTGGGTTAAACAATACTTTAAAAATTTTCGTTGGTATCGCCGTTGGTACGGAGGCCGTTGGGAATACCACTTTATTGACATTTGCCATGCCTCAATGTGGCTTGACATGCACCCTGACCGCAAATGGCCTGACTACCGTCAGCCGTGTTCAGTTGGCGCGCCTGTGGTTGAGGATTACTAATGCAAGCAACCATCTATTCGGCTGAAGACGAACAGGAGCTAATGGCCAGGCTTTGGACGCCGCAACTCAAAGACAACCCGCTGGCGTTTGTGATGTACACGTTCCCTTGGGGGCAGCAGGGCACGCCACTGGAGCATTTCACCGGACCGCGTAAATGGCAGCGCGAGGTGCTACAAAACATAGCCGACCACATCAAAGCAAACAAAGGCCAAGTGGACTTTGACACCCTGCGCCACGCAGTCTCGTCTGGCCGGGGTATCGGCAAGTCGGCACTGGTGTCATGGATCGTGATCTGGATGCTGTCCACGCGGATCGGCTCGACCACCATCGTGTCGGCTAACTCAGAGTCTCAATTAAGGTCGGTAACATGGGCCGAGATCACCAAGTGGCTGGCCATGAGCTTGAACAGCCATTGGTTCGAGGTGTCAGCCACTAGGTTGATGCCAGCCAAGTGGCTGACCGAGTTGGTCGAGCGCGACCTAAAGAAGGGCACACGGTATTGGGGCGTTGAGGGGCGGCTGTGGTCAGAGGAGAACCCGGACGCGTACGCTGGCGTACACAACTTCGACGGTGTGATGGTGATCTTTGACGAGGCCAGTGGTATCGCAGACGCGATCTGGGCGGTGACGGCAGGTTTCTTTACCGAGAACACACCTAACCGGTTCTGGCTGGCGTTTAGCAACCCACGACGCAACACGGGGTACTTCTACGAAACCTTCCACAGCAAACGGGAGTTCTGGGACACCAAGGTGGTGGACGCCCGTACAGTCGAGGGCACGGACAAGCAGGTCTACCAGCAGATCATCGACGAATACGGACCAGACTCATCACAGGCGCACGTCGAGGTGTACGGCGAGTTTCCTAACATTGGCGACGACCAGTTCATCTCCAGCATGGTGGTGGACGACGCCATGAAACGGCCACAGTACAAAGACCCGTCAGCACCTGTCGTGATCGGGGTGGACCCGGCGCGGTTCGGGGCAGATGCCACGGTGATCGCTGTGCGGCAGGGGCGGGACATCACGCGCATCATCCGGCACCGGGGCGACGACACCATGACGGTGGTGGGCTACATCATCGAGGCTATCGAGGAATACAAGCCAGCGATGGTGTTTATTGACGAGGGCGGGCTGGGGGCAGGCGTCGTGGACCGGCTAAAAGAGCAGCGCTACAAGATCAAGGGCGTTAACTTTGGCTGGAAGTCGGCCAACCCCGCCATGTACGGCAACAAACGCGCCGAGATGTGGGGCAAGATGAAGGATTGGCTCAAATCGGCCAGCATTCCGACCGACAGGTTCTTGAAAACCGACCTGATCTCGCCTATGATGAAGCCAGACTCCAAGGGTTCGATCTTTTTGGAGTCGAAAAAAGACATGAAAGCGAGGGGCGTGGCATCGCCTGACGCTGCGGACGCTATTGCGCTCACGTTTGCGTACCCTGTGGCCTCGCGGGAGTACAATCCGCGCAATGTAACGCGCACGATCAGCATTGATCGAGGCTCATCAGCATCTTGGATGGGGTCATGAAAACGTGCTTTAAGTGCAAAACAGACAAACCTCAAAGTTTGTTTTTTAAGCACCACCTAACACCAGATGGCCTTCATAGTTGGTGCAAAGATTGCTGCACTGAGGGCAATCTTCGTTCACGGGCAAAGCAAAATTCCACTATTGAGGGCCGCGCAAAAGTGTTTTTGCAAAACGCCAAGAAAAGTGCTGCTAAACGCCAACAATTGTTTGACCTTGACATTGCGGATGTTGTAAATTGCTGGAACACGCAAGCCAATGTTTGTGCGTACAGTGGTCGTTTAATGACCTTAGAAGCTGGAAAACTTAATACAGTGTCGATTGAGCGTATTGACAGCAATGTTGGGTACACTCCCGAGAACACGATTTTGGTTTGCCAAGCCATTAACCGCATGAAATCAGACTTTGAGTTTGACGATTTTTACAATTTATGCCGCGACGTTGCTCAGTTTTTGGGCGATGATGCTTTAAACCTTGCTGTTGGAGCACACAAATGAAAAAACCCGGTAGCCCAGGCTTATACGCCGCAATTCATGCTAAGCAGGCCCGCATCAAGGCCGGTTCTGGTGAAAAGATGAACAAGCCCGGCTCCAAGGCAGCGCCAACGGCCAAAGACTTTAAAGAGTCTGCTAAGACTGCCAAGAAAGACAAAAAATGACTTTAAAGGCCATGCAAAACTGCCTAATTATTGAGGTGGATGTCGAAAAACACGCGTTTTTGGAGCTACTTTCGACTGAAAAGCAGGAAACGGGTATAGTTGTGTCCGCTGGCCCTGATTGCAAAGACTTGAAGGTGGGCGACCACCTGTACTTTGGCGTAGGGCAAGAATTCACGCACGGCGGCAAAGAATATGTCGTGATGCGCGAACCTCACGTACTAGGAGTCCTGAATGGCTGACCCAACTGGCATGGTTGCCGCTGCTGCTGTGGCAAACGGCGGTAAGCCCAAGAATAGCGCCTCCGATATTCTGGCAATTGCCCGATCACGCCTTGATATGGCGGTTTCTTGCTATGCCGAAAGCCGTGAAGACGAGATCGACGACCTGCGGTTCTACGCCGGATCGCCCGACAACCACTGGCAGTGGCCCGCCGATGTGCTGGCCACCCGTGGTGCAGTGCAGGGTCAAACAATCAACGCCCGCCCCACGCTGACCATCAACAAACTGCCCCAGCACGTCCACCAGGTCACCAACGACCAGCGGCAAAACCGCCCTGGCGCTAAAGTGATCCCCGTTGACGACAAGGCAGACGTGAAGGTTGCCGAGGTCTTCAACGGCATGATCCGGCACATCGAGTACATCAGCGATGCTGACGTGGCTTACGACACTGCCTGCGAGAACCAGGTGTCTTTTGGCGAGGGTTACATTCGCCTGCTGACCGAGTATTGCGACGACAACACGTTTGACCAAGACATCAAGATTGGCCGGGTCCGTAACTCGTTCAGCGTCTACATGGACCCCACGATCCAAGACCCAACAGGCGCGGATGCCAAGTGGTGCTTCATTACCGAAGATGTCACCCGAGAGGAGTACGAGCGCATGTACCCAGACTCGACACCCATCTCGACGCTTCAGTCGCTGGGTGTTGGCGACCAGTCGATCTCTAACTGGCTCAATGAAGACACGATACGCATCGCGGATTACTACTACATCGACTTTGACCCAGCTACGTTGAACCTGTACCCCGGTGGACAGACAGCGTTTGAGGGCACACCTGAAGACAAAGAGCTGCGCCTTGTGTACGGCAAGCCCAAGCGCAGCCGCGAGGCTGACCGCCCAAAGGTCAAGTACTGCAAGATCAACGGCTACGACATTCTTGAAGAGCGCGAGTGGGCGGGCAAGTGGATTCCGGTGATCCGCATTGTCGGCAACGAATTCGAGGTCGATGGCCGCTTGTACGTGTCGGGCCTGGTGCGAAACGCCAAGGACGCCCAGCGCATGTACAACTACTGGGTGTCGCAAGAGGCCGAGATGCTGGCGCTGGCCCCCAAAGCGCCGTTCATTGGCTACGGTGGCCAGTTTGAGGGCTACGAAGAGAAGTGGAAGACGGCCAACACCCAGAACTGGCCGTATCTGGAAGTCAATCCAGACGTTACAGACGGCCAAGGCGCGGTGTTGCCACTGCCCCAGCGGGCACAGCCGCCAATGGCCTCCAGCGGGCTGCTGCAAGCCAAGGCAGGCGCTGCTGAAGACATCAAGGCCACGACAGGCCAGTACAACGCATCGCTTGGCATGGGTTCCAACGAACGCTCTGGCAAAGCTATTCTGGCCCGCCAGCGTGAGGGTGATGTGGGCACGTACCACTACGGTGACAACTTGGCCCGAGGCGTTCGCCATGTGGCGCGTCAACTGGTTGACCTGATCCCCAAGATTTACGACACGCAGCGCATCGCCAGGATCATTGGCGAAGACGGCGAAACGGAAATGGTCAAGATCAACCCCGAGCAGCCAATGCCGATCAACGAGATCAGGGATGAGAACGGCATTGTGCTTGAGAAAATCTACAACCCCAGCGTTGGCAAGTACGATGTTGTGGCTGTCACTGGTCCCGGCTACGCCACCAAACGCCAAGAGGCTTTGGAGGCAATGGCTCAGTTGCTGCAAGGCAACCCCCAGTTGTGGCAAGTTGCTGGCGATTTGTTCGTCAAGAACATGGACTGGCCAGGCGCTCAAGAGATGGCCAAGCGGTTTGCCAAGACCATCGACCCCAAGATCATGGCCGACGACGACAAGTCGCCCGAGTTGCAGGCTGCCGAGCAGCAGATCGAGGCGATGGGTCAAGAGATGGAGCAGATGCACCAGATGATCAAGAACGTGGGCAAGTCCATTGAGGTGCAAGAGCAGCGCCGCAAGGACTACGAAGCTGAGATCAAAGCATACCAGGCCGAGACACAACGCATCTCGGCCACACAGGCTGGCATGAACGAGCAGCAGATTCAAGACATTGCAATGGGTGTGGTCGCGGCCGCAATGGAGTCCAACGGTCAGTTGAACGGGATTCCCGAAATGCCTGGTCAAGAAATGGACGTTGGCATGGAGGGCATGCCTGAAGCACCGCAGCCTATGGAGCCAATGCCGCCAATGGAAGGGATGCCACAATGAACGCCGCGCAATTGATGGGTTTGCTGTTTTTGGGCCGCAATGTGGCCCATTCAGTGCATCTGAACACCCGCAGCTACAGCAAGCACAAGGCACTCGGGCATTTCTACAAAGACGTGATTGATGTAACCGATGCATTTGCTGAAGCCTACCAAGGCCGTCATGGTTTGATTGGCCCAATTGCCATGCCTGCGGCCAAGAAAACCACCAACATCATCGAGTTCCTACAAGACCAGCTTGCTGAGATCGAAAAAGGCCGATACGATGTGTGCGATAAATCTGACTCATCGCTTCAGCAACTCATCGATAATATCGTTGAGCTGTATCTTTCCACTTTGTACAAGCTCCGCTTCCTCGCATAAGGACCATCATGGCTAATTACACACAAGCATCCGCAACCACGCAAGTCAAAGTTGGCGCGGGCAAGCTGTACGGCATTTTTGTTTCTGCCTCTTCCAGCGGCACATTGACAATTTATGATTCGCAAGCGTCCAGCACCAGCGATCCTAAAGTTGCAGACACATTTTCTGTAACCGCAGGCACAAGTTATTTGAACATCCCCGCTGGCTTGTACTTCAACAAGGGTTTGTACATTGTTTTGGCTGGCAGTTCGGCATCGTTCACAGTCGCATACGATTAAGGGGCTGCAATGGCAGACGTTAAAATTTCCCAACTGCCAGCAGCCACCACACCGCTGGCAGGGACTGAAGAAGTCCCGTTGGTCCAAAGCGGCACAACGAAAAAAGTAAGCGTTGCCGACCTGCGTGGCGCTGTGAGCGTGACTGGGGTTACTGGTGTTGCGCCAGTGGTGTCCAGCGGTGGCGCAACGCCTGCGATCAGCATGGCTGCGGCCACCACAAGCGCCGATGGCTATTTGACCTCCACCGACTGGAACACGTTCAACAGCAAGCAGCCTGCCGGGTCTTATTTGACCAGCGGCGGCGCGTTGGGCACACCATCAAGCGGCACGGCCACTAACCTGACCGGCTTGCCCCTGACCACTGGCGTGACAGGCTTGTTGCCCGTTGCCAACGGCGGTACAGGCACGGCCACACCGTCCTTGGTGGCGGGCACCAACGTCACGATCACAGGCACTTGGCCCAATCAGACGATCAACTCGTCAGGCGGCGGTGGCGGCGGCATGGTGTACCCTGGCGCGGGCATTCCCTTGTCAACCGGTATCGCTTGGGGCACCTCCTATAGCACCACAGGGACCGGTGATGTAGTGTTGTCCACATCGCCCACACTTGTGACGCCTGTGCTGGGAACTCCAACTTCTGCGACACTGACAAACGCTACTGGCTTGCCGTTGACCACGGGTGTTACAGGAACTTTGCCTATTGCCAACGGCGGCACGGGTACAACCTCGACCACGTTTGCCAATCTGACCACCAACGTGACGGGTTTGCTGCCTGTTGCCAACGGCGGTACGGGTACAGCCACACCTGCACTGGTTGCAGGTACCAACGTCACCATCACAGGCTCATGGCCAAACCAGACCGTTAACGCCACGGCCGGTGGCACCGGTACAGTCACATCTGTGGACGCAACAGTGCCGTCGTTCCTGTCTGTCAGTGGTGGTCCAGTTACCACATCGGGCACTTTGGCGATTGCGTACAGCGGCACGGCTTTGCCTATCGCCAACGGCGGCACAGGTGCAACATCTTTGGCGGCTGCGGGTATTGCTACGCTGACAGGCGCGGAAACGCTGACGAATAAAACAATTAGCGGCGCAAACAACACCTTAACTGTTGATGGTACAAACGCTGTCGGCTTCAGAGTCATCCCGCAAAACAGTCAGAGCGCGGCCTACACTTTAGTCCTTGACGACTCTGGTAAACACATCTTCCACCCATCATCAGACAACAACGCCCGGACATTCACTATTCCTGCAAACTCAAGCGTAGCATTCCCAATTGGAACTGCTGTCACATTTATCAACATGGCCGTGGCAAACGTCACAATTGCCATCACGACAGACACCTTGACTTTATCCCCCGCAGGCACAACAGGCTCACGAACCTTAGCTCGGTATGGTTCTGCAACGGCGATAAAAATTACAGCGACTGAATGGCTTATTAGCGGGAGTGGTCTGACATGAGCGGGGTATCACAATCTGTTTTTATGAACCAACGGTCATTTAAACTGTTTCTTGAATACCTTGTAATTGCAGGCGGTGGCGGCGGTGCTTGCGGGGAAGCGGCTTCAACAGGAACCTCTGGTGGGGGTGCGGGTGGTTTGCTTACAGCTACTACGTTCGAGTTCACGCCATCTACCACTTATACGGTCACAGTCGGTGCGGGTGGCACTGGCGGAACTCCGGCAAACGGGAATGGCACAAAGGGTTCAGATTCTGTTTTCTCTACCATAACGTCCAGTGGAGGCGGCGCGGCACTTTGGAACACCGCCACTTCAACTTTAAATGGTGGATCAGGCGCTGGTTCAACATACAACACTACTACCACTGTCGGCACGGGCATTTCAGGGCAGGGCAATGATGGCGGGCAACACCAAGGCGTAAATGATGGTGGTGGCGGTGGTGGTGGTGCTGGCGGCGTAGGTCAAAATGCCCCACCGAGTCCAGAAGACGGTGGGGACGGCGGCATTGGATTGCAATCAAGCATTACTGGAACTGCTGTTTACTATGCTGGCGGCGGTGGCGGATCGTCCTCGTCCGACTCAAGTACTGGTCAAACAGGTGGGGCGGGAGGATTGGGCGGCGGCGGTAATGGTGGAACAAAAAACGTAAGCGCCGCAACAAGCGGGACTGTAAACACAGGTGGCGGTGGTGGCGGTGAATGCGGGTCTGGTAGCTCTGCACAAAATGTTGGCGGTAATGGCGGCTCTGGTGTTGTCATCATTTCCGCGCCGCAAGCAGCAGCTTCCACTACAGGCTCCCCAACAGTCACGACAAGCGGCGGCAGGACCATCTACAAGTTCACTGCTTCCGGCTCAATTACATTCTGAGGTGACACATGGCGCACTTTGCACAACTTGATGAAAATAACGTAGTCACGCAAGTGATTGTGGTCCACAACAACGACTGCACACTTGATGGCGTGGAAAACGAAGCTGCTGGGGTGTTGTTCTGCAAAGCTCTGGTGGGCGCTGAAACCAAATGGAAGCAGACTAGTTACAACGGCACGGCCCGCAAAAACTACGCAGGGGTCGGTTACACCTTTGACGCTGACCGCGATGCGTTTATTCCTCCGCAGCCGTTCTCGTCTTGGGTGCTGAACGAAAACACCTGCCGCTGGAATGCGCCTGTGCCTATGCCGACCGAGGCTGATCTTTATCAGTGGGACGAGGCAACAACATCGTGGGCTGCAATCGCCACACAACCGGAGTAAAAATGGAACACAACGCACTGACCCAGAAGGTCGTATATACAAACTTCACCGTGGACCCAACTCAGTTGGAAGTGGTGGAGCTGACGGCCGAAGAGATTGCTGCAAACAAGCAACGCGCTATGGACGCCCTGCGCGGCAAGCGCAATTTGTTGCTGTCTGCGTGTGATTACACCCAACTGCCCGACTTTGCCGGTGATGCATCCGCATGGGCCGCATACCGCCAAACATTGCGCGATCTGCCATCAACGGTGGCAGACGCCCGAGAGTTCAATGCATGGCCTGAAAAACCGTGATATATTTCGCAAAACTGTACTGGCCCAGATGACCAGGGAATCCCAGGATTCAAAATGGACAATGAAATCTTAGCGGAAGCACCCGCGCCGGAACAGGAAGCAACGGCTGCCCCTGAACCCGAAGTTAATTCGCCGGAAGTATCGACAGAGCAGACAGAACAGCAAGCGGAAAAAACTTATACGCAAGCTGAAATTGACGCAATGATCGGTAAGCGCCTCGCAAGAGAACAGCGCAAATGGGAAAGAGATCAGGCACAGAAACAAGCGGAAACGCAAGTTCTGAGAGCTGCCCCGACAGCATCTGCTGATCAGTTTGAGTCTCCTGAAGCCTATGCAGATGCAATGGCCTACCAGAAAGCCGAAGAACTGATTGCCAAGCGTGAAGCTGCCAAGCAGCAGTCGCAGATTCTCGAAAGCTATCAGGAGCGTGAGGAATCAGCACGAGACAAGTACGACGACTTTGACCAAGTTGCCTACAACCCCAAGCTGCCAATTACAAACGTGATGGCTGAAACGATCCAGTCTTCAGACATTGGGCCCGAGTTAGCTTACTACCTTGGAACCAATCCTAAAGACGCCGAGCGTATCTCCCGCATGACGCCCCTTGCACAGGCAAAAGAGATTGGAAAGATTGAAGCTAAATTAAGCGACAACCCTCCGGTCAAAAAAACTTCAAACGCGCCAGCACCTATTAGCCCGGTGACTGCACGTTCAACTGGTTCGCCGAGCCATGACACGACTGACCCACGGTCAATCAAGTCCATGAGTACCTCGCAGTGGATCGAAGCTGAACGCGCACGCCAGATTAAGAAGTTGGAAGCGCAACGCAACCGCTAATTTTTTGAAAGGACTATCATGTCTAACAGTATTCTGACCATTGACATGATCACCCGTAAGGCTCTCGAAATCCTTGAGAACAACCTGGTGATCACCCGTAACGTAAACCGTCAGTACGACGACAGCTTTGCTGTTGAAGGTGCAAAGATCGGCTCCACACTGCGTATCCGTTTGCCCGACCGCGCTCTGGTAACTGACGGCGCCGCCCTGCAAGTTCAGGACGACAACGAACAGTTCACCACTTTGACTGTGAACAATCAAAAGCACATTGGTGTCAACTTCACATCTGCTGAATTGACCATGCAATTGGACGACTTCGCAGAGCGTGTGTTGAAGCCTCGTATCAGCCAGTTGGCCTCCAGCATCGACGCTGATGTTGCCAACGCATACAGAACCATCGGTAACACCGTTGGCACTCCTGGCACTACTCCTTCCACTTCTTTGGTGCTGTTGCAAGCCCAGCAGAAGCTGAACGAGAACGCTGCCGTGATGTCCCCACGTTACGCTACCGTCAACCCAGCCGCTAACGCTGGTCTGGTTGAAGGCATGAAGGGTTTGTTCAACCCCACCGACACCATCAGCAAGCAGTTCAAGAACGGCATGATGGGCACTGGCGTGTTGGGTTTTGACGAGATCAACATGTCTCAGTCGATCAAGCAGCACACCACTGGCTCACGTAGCGCGACTGCTTCAACATTGGTCAAGACCCCAGGCGTTACTGCCGAAGGTGCTACCACCATTTTGTTGGAGCAAGGCTCTGTGACTACCACCATCAAAGCTGGTGACGTGTTCACAATCAGCGCCTGTAACGCTGTCAACCCACAAACCCGTGAGTCCACTGGTTCCTTGTTCCAATTCGTTGCTTTGGCTGACGCCACTGCCGTGGCTGGCACTTGGACTGTGACTGTTGCTCCTATGTACTCTGCTGCCAATGCTTTGGCTACTGTGGACGTGCTGCCTGCAACTGGCGCAACTGTGACTTTCGTGGGCGCTGCTTCTACCCAGTACGCTCAGAACTTGGTGTACCACAAGGATGCCATCACCTTCGCAACTGCTGACTTGCTGTTGCCACAAGGTGTTGACATGGCTGCCCGCGCAGTTCACAACGGTATCAGCTTGCGTGTTGTGCGTCAGTACGACATCAACAACGACCGTTTGCCTTGCCGTATCGACGTGCTGTATGGTTTCAGCACGATCCGTCCACAAATGGCCGTCCGCATGTGGGGCTAAATTGAAACGGGGGCTTCGGCCCCCTTTCATTCGTTTTAATCTTTTTTAAGGAAATTATCATGGCTCTCCCTAACGGCGCAGGCGGTTACCAAGTTGGTGCAGGCAACCGCGCAGAAACTATCATGGGCGCAATGGCCGCCCCTCAGACAGCTACGGCTACAGCAACCCTGACAGCAGCTCAGATCGTTAACCAGATGTTGGTGGCTAACCCCTCCACTTCTGCTGCGACTTACACGCTGCCTCTGGGCACTGCAATCGACGCTGCTGTTCCTAACGCTACTGTTGGCAGCACATTCGACTTGTCGATTGTCAACATCGGCACATCTTCTGGTGCTGTGACATTGGCTGTTAACACTGGTGTGACCGATGGCGGCAACGCTTTGGTCGCCATTGCTGTGACAACCAGCCAGTTGTTCCGCTTCCGTAAGACCGGTGACGGCACTTACGTTGTGTATCGTCTTGGCTAAACCTAAATGGGGACTTCGGTCCTCATTTTTAAAGGAACAATCATGACATCTAATACCAAATCAATTGGCGTTGCTTTTGAAGACCAAGACATTATTGGGTCTAATTTTGTGATGTCTGGTGGTGAGTTGGGTTACACCGCAGAAGCAAGCGGCACGGTGACTCAATTGACAAGCAAATCAACTGGCGTGACCCTGAACAAGTCTGCTGGTCAGATCACAATGAACAATGCCGAATTGGCTAACGCCACGAACGTTACGTTCACTTTGACCAACAGCGTCATTAGCGCAAAAGACGTTGTAATTTTGAGCGTGTCTTCTGGCGCTACTGCCGGTGCTTACAACTGCTGGGTTTCTGGCAAATCCACTGGAAGCTGCACAATCACATTGCGCAACCTTTCGGGCGGCGCGTTGTCTGAAGCCGTTGTGATCAACTTCGCTGTAATCCACGTCCTGTAAAACCAAACGGGGTCTTCGGACCCCGTTGCCAACATGAACATCTACCTATCACACCCCGTCCACGGCGCTAAAGTTGCCACAATGGAACTTGAGGCCGAAGCAGATGAACAAAATGGCTGGACTCGCTATAATCCAGACACGCTTTCGGAACCTGAAGAAGCGGCCAACACGCTTGTTGTAAAGCGCAAATACACCCGCAAAGGTGAATCCGAAGGAGTTTAAACATGGCAACGTATACCGCTGGCGATCAAATCAACCGCGCTTTGCGCCTGTTAGGTATATTGGCCGAGGGTGAAACACCCTCTGCTGCCATGTCGCAAGACGCCCTGATGGCGTTGAATCAAATGATTGATTCGTGGAACACCGAGCGTCTGTCGGTGTTTGCCACCCAAGATCAAGTCTTCACATGGCCCTCTGGCCTCATCAGCCAAACCCTTGGACCTTCTGGTGACTTTGTGGGCAACCGCCCCATCTTGCTGGACGACTCCACATACTACTTGGCCAACAACGGCGTGTCATATGGCGTCAAGTTCATCAACCAAGCCCAGTACAACGGCATTGCGGTTAAGACCGTAACCTCCACATTCCCGCAAGTCATGTTTGTCAACATGACTTACCCCAACATCGAGATGTACGTCTACCCACGCCCCACGCAGGCGTTGCAGTGGCACTTCATCTCGGTTGAAGAACTAACCCGACCAGTCACGCTTGCCACCTCGATGTTGTTCCCGCCAGGCTATCTGCGTGCGTTCACGTACAACTTGGCAATGGAGATCGCCCCTGAGTTTGGCGTTGAGCCAAGCCAACAGGTGCAGCGCATCGCCATGACATCCAAGCGTGATTTGAAGCGCATCAACAACCCAGATGACATCATGAGCCTGCCGTATGCCATAGTGGCCAACCGTCAGCGTTTCAACATCTACGCCGGTAACTATTGATTATGCTATCTAGCGTGCCACCACGATTTACCCATCCATATGGCAGTGACCATGTGAATGGATACGTTGTGTTTAGCCGCAATGTCTTTGCGTTTCTGACCTCGTTGCTTTGCGTACCAAATGTCTTTGGCTTGATCAAAACTCAGTTTTTTAGCTTTGCCAAGTTCGTACAACGCGTGTTGGCTATTTCCCGCAGGCGACATGTACTCCAGATTTTTGACGCAATTGTTAGCTTTGTTGCCATCCTTGTGGTTTATCCAAGCGTTGTGCGGTCTGCCGCCCAAAAATGCTTCCGCAACTGCGGTGTGAAGGGCTTTGTGAGTGTGCTTTCCATCAACCGACAAGGTGACAAACCAATATCCATCTCCGCGCAGCGCAGGCATCAACACATGATTGGCGTCCACGTAAGCAAGACCACGAACAATCTTTCCTATAGTCATTTGACTAACGCCAAACAAAGCAGCTACTTTTCGCTGGCTTTTTTCTTTGGTGTAACTAACTTTGATCGCCTCAACTTGACCCGGCGTAAACCGTTGGTGAAATTTACCTCGGGAACTGGTCCGGCGTACAATCCCTTCGTTGTTTACCTCATAGTCACTTTCATGTCCTACAAGTGGTTTCCATTCAATCATAGTGTGGCTCCTTGCTGCGGTAGGAGTATATCATAAAGTCCCCTATACTTGGAAGTTCATATGTTACCCGCAGTGTCAACGCTGCGGATAACCGCATGGTCAACTTGTTCCCCGAGATTGTTCCCGAGGGTGGCAAGGAAGCGGCGTTCCTGAATCGTGCGCCAGGGTTGAACTTCTTGCAGACCGTGGGCACTGGCCCCATTCGCGGTTTGTGGGCGCACCAGACCAACGGCACGGACTTTTACGTTGTCTCGGGCGTTGAGGTGTACAAGCTGACCGGCACCACGGCCACTCCCGTATTGCTTGGTGAGGTTTCGGGCACGGGTCCAGTTTCAATTGCAGACAACGGCACGCAAATCTTCTTTGCCTGCAACGGCCCCAGCTTCATCTACAACGAGGTTACCAACGTCTTTGCGCCCATCACGGACCCCGATTTCCCTGGCGCTGTGACCGTGGGCTATTTGGACGGCTACTTCGTCTTCAACGAACCCAACAGCCAAAAGGTCTGGGTCACGCAGCTTTTGGACGGCTACAACATCGACGCGCTTGATTTTGCAAGCGCTGAAGGCTCCCCTGACGGCTTGGTGGCGATCAACATTAACCACCGTGAGGCTTGGTTGTTTGGTTCAGATTCGGTTGAGGTCTGGTACAACGCTGGCCTTCCTGACTTTCCCTTGGCCAGGATTCAAGGTGCGTTCAACGAACTGGGCTGCGTGGCGCCCTTCTCGGTGGCCAAGCTGGACAACACTTTGTTCTGGCTCGGCACTGACGCCCGTGGTCAAGGCATCATCTACCGTGCCAACGGCTACGCCGGCCAGCGTGTCTCAACGCACGCCATCGAGTGGCAGATTCAGCAGTACGGCAACATCTCGGATGCGGTTGCCTACACCTACCAGCAAGACGGTCACGGCTTTTACGTTCTGACATTCCCAAGCGCCAACGCGACTTGGGTCTACGACTCGTCCACACAGGCTTGGCATGAGCGTGCAGGCTGGGATAACGGCAGCTTCATGCGCCACCGGTCCAACTGCCAGTGCAACTTCGTCGGCAACATCATTGTTGGCGACTACCAAAACGGCAACATCTACACCCTCGACTTGGACGTGTACGCCGACAACGGTCAGATTCAGCGCTGGCTGCGTTCGTGGCGTGCGCTGCCCACCGGGCAGAACAACCTCAAGCGCACGGCCCATCACAGTCTGCAACTGGACGCCCAAGCAGGCGCTTTGCTTGCCCCGATCACGGAAGACATCTTTCTGATGACCGAGGATGGCTTTCGGCTGGTCACTGAGGATTACGAGAACCTGATTGACGAGCGCACGATCTCAGTCAACCCACCACCCCAGTTCATGCTGCGCTGGTCGGATGACGGTGGCCACACATGGTCAAACGAACATTGGGCGCAAGGCGGCGCTGTAGGCGCTTACGGCACCCGTATCTTCTGGCGTAGGCTTGGTATGACTCTTAAACTGCGGGATCGCGTTTATGAGCTGTCGGGCACTGATCCAATCCAGATCGCCATCATGGGCGCTGAATTGGGGATAAGTCCGACCAATGCTTAACGTCACAAACATCCCTTCGGCGCGGGTCGAGATAACTGACCCCAAAAACCCCAACCCGAATTTGATGTCGCCGGTGTGGTATCGGTTTTTCTTGAACATGTTTGAGTTAACCGGCGGTGGCTCAAGCGGGGTTACAAACTACAAAGTACAGCCAAGTCCCCTTATAGCTGACACATCACCTTTTGTGTATGTCAACGACACGGGGTTCCCCGCAGATATAATCGTCAGCGGCGGCGGCGTGATTCTCTTGGAGTTTTCACGCGATGGTGTTACATTTTTCAACACCGGTAGTTTCTATGGGATGTTCACACTCTCACCCTTTGACCGGCTGCGGGTAACCTACCAGACGCCGCCACAACTGACTCTTGTACCGAGGTAACAAATGGCTACAGCAACGCTTTCACCCGCACCAAAACTACAGTTCTTCGACGCCGCTGGCAACCCGCTGGTTGGTGGCAAACTGTACTCATACGCTGCGGGCACAACAACGCCTTTGGCCACGTACACCGGCAACTCGACAACAACAGCCAACCCCAACCCTGTGGTTTTGAACTCGCGTGGCGAAGCGGGCGTGTGGCTGTCATCCAGTTACTACAAGCTCAAGCTGACCGACAGCAACGACGTGGAAATCTGGACCGTTGACAACGTGGGCGGTTTTGCCACGATGGCCGACCTGACAACCGCCATCAACGCCTTGGTTGATTCTTTGGCCGCCAGCGATGGTTCTAGCGAAATTGGATTTATCCAATCGGGCACTGGCGCTATAGCCACAACGGTCCAAGCTAAACTGCGCCAAACAATCAGCGTCAAAGATTTCGGCGCTGTGGGCGACGATACGCACGACGACACCGCCAACATTCAATCAGCCATCAACTACGCCAACACCATCGGCGGCGATGTTTACTTCCCGCCAGGCGTCTATAAGATCACCAACGGTCTGGTAATCAACAACAGCGGTGACACCAGCGCCCGAATCAAAGCGTCCATGTATGGCGACAGCTCGGCCAGCGTCCAGATTCACGGCATGGCGGGCAGCTACGACATGCTGACCATTACTGGCGGCAGCACCGGCGCTGGCCCAGAAAGCCATCAAGTGATTCGCGGCCTGTTCTTCGTCAAAGAGGACTATGTTGGGTTCTGTATTGGTGGCGACAACCTCGCGTTCCTGTCGATTGAGGACGTGTGTTGCTACAACGCAGAATACGGTTTTTACGCCACCGACGTGCTGTCGAGTGTTTTCTACAACTGCATATTCCGTCAGTCCAAGATCGGTATCCGGGCGCAATACACTAACTTCAGCTACCCCAACGCATTGACATTCGTTGCCTGCGTGATCGGTAACTGCCAAGATGCTGGCGCTTGGATCATTGGCGGCACAAACTTCAACATGTTTGGCGGCAGCGTGGAGAGCAACGGCCTGACTGGTTCTGGGGTTTCCAAGTTTGGCGTGCTGCTTAGTAACTCGGGCGTTCAAGGCGCTGTGTCCGGCAACTTCAGCGGCGTGTACTTTGAGAACAACAAGGGTACGGCTGACATCTGGTTGGCCAACTCCGCAGAACCCGCAGCGGCCAGCATCAGTGGTTGCTCATTTGCACGTCTTGACGTTGCTAACTTCACAACCAACAACATCTTGGTCGAAACGTCAGGCGCGGGCGTCGAGCAGACTGTCAGCGTGGCGGGTTGTGGATTCCGATACTTCAACACTTACGTGCCAAATTCTGGTCGCAAGTACATTAACACCATCGACACGTCAAGCGGCGTCAGCACTGTGGCATGGTCTGGCTGCTTGTTCCAGTCTTCAACTGAAGAACCAACCATCACAAACCAAATTCAACTGACTGGCAGTTATGTGTTTCCCGGTTGGAACACAGTGACGTTTCAAAACAGTTGGGCTGATGCAGGCGTCCCATCGCCTTTGTGCAGTTACTACAAAGACGAGTTTGACGTAGTGCGTTTGCAAGGCGGCGCTATCCGCGCCACCAACTCAAGTGCCACGATCTTTAATTTGCCCGTTGGCTACCGCCCCACGGCCACATTGCTGATCGGCTCGTATGGTGAGATTAGCAGTGTGCCAAGCGCCGTGGTGTTTGAAATTGATTCGTCAGGCAACGTGAAAATGAACGCTACTGTGTCCGGTAACAAAGTATCGTTTAACTCTGTTAGCTTCCAAATCAACTAAGGACGTGTTGTGATCCAGCACCACTTTAGCGCGGGGATGTATGCTAAAGAAACGCGTATCCCCGCTGGGCATATTCTTGTGCAACACAAGCACAAGTTTAGCCACCTGTCTATTTTGGCCAGTGGGTCAATTGAACTGGTTGTTGACAACGAACGTAAAGTTATTCATGCGCCCGCCTGTTTAACCATTGAAGCAAATAAGCATCATGGCGTAAAATCGCTCACAGACGTTGTGTGGTATTGCATTCACGCAACTGAATGCACAGACGCTGATGATATTGACGAAGTGCTGATCGTGGCGGGCGATGAACCGCAAGCCCGCAAACTGGCCGAGTGCCTAAAGGAGTAGATTATGCCCTGGATGGCGATTGTAGGCAGTGCCGTAATTGGTGCTGCATCATCTCGTAGCGCTGCAAAAACACAAGCGTCAGCAGCAGACCGAGCTACCGATCTTCAACGTGAGCAGTTTGAGCGCCAAATGGAGCTGCAAGCGCCGTTCCGTGAGGCGGGGCTTCGCGCACTGCCAGAGCTGGAGGCTGCGTCTAGGTATACGCCGTTTGGCATGAACCAGTTTCAAGCCGATCCTGGTTATGCGTTTCGGCTGGCTGAAGGCCAAAAGGCGCTGGAGCGCAGCGCATCGGCCCGTGGTGGCCTGATCTCTGGCGGCGCTTTGAAAGCGGCGCAACGGTTTGGTCAAGAGATGGGTTCGCAAGAATACACTAACGCATTCAACCGTTACCAGACCGAGCGCGGCGCAAGGCTAAACCCGTTGCAGTCGCTGGCCGGTGTCGGTCAGACCTCGGTGAACCAACTCGGCGCGGCAGGTCAGAACTATGCGTCTGGCGCTGGCGAGGCGATGGGTCAGGCCGCCCAAGCCCGCGCATCGGGCTACATGGGCACGGCTAACGCTATATCAGGGGGCGTTGGGCAGTACATGGGTTACCAGCAAAACCAAGCTACTAACTCGCTGCTGCAACAAGCGTTGAATCAAAATAATTCAATGGCGTATACAACCGAGACTGGTTTTACCAATACCCCTTCATACATGGTTCGGTAAGGAACAAACATGGCACTCGTTAACCCCAACATCGCCATGAGCTTTCGCCAGCCTGAATTTCAGGCTCCGAACGCATTGGCGCAGTACGCTCAGATTCAACAGATTCAAGGTGGGCAGCGTCAAGCCGAAGTTGCTGACATGCAGTTGGAATCACTGCGCCGCGACCGCGACGTGTTGGGCCGAATTCAAGCCGCAATTGTTGCTAAAGGTGGCCCGCCAGATTTGGCGGCTGCTGCTGACGAAATGATTAAATCTGGCAAGCCAGAATACATGACACAAGGCGCAGCTATTCGTCAAAAGCTGGCCGATCAAGCAGCGTTTGCTGCCTACCAATCCGAGTTTGAGCCAAAGGCGCAAAACGCGCTGGGCGCTTCACCGACAGGGATGGATTTATCCGCTGGCGCTCAAGCACCGGGCGACTACACCAGTACGCAAACAATGGGCCGCGTCCCTGGCGTGGTGACCACACCCATCCCTGAATCGCCGCCCATGAATGCGTTGACCCCGACCGCTGCGCCCGTCAATGCAATGGCTGGCCAGCCCGATATTGCAGGGTTGGAAGCGCGGTATCGTCGAGTTGCCAACATCGACACTCCAGGCGCAAAAGCCGAAGCCGCGCTGTTGCTCAAGCAGATTGATCGTGCAGCAACCGCAACGCCTGCCGACATTAAAACAATGCAAGCGTTGGGCTATCCAATTAACCAAACAGGTTTCAAGCAATTCCGCGACGCACAACGGGAACAGCGGTTGCTTACACCTGAAGAATTGCAGCAAAAACTCCAAATTGCCAACGCCAGCGCCAACCGCCAGACAATGCAAGTCAACACAATGTTGCCTGCCAGTGAAGAAGCGCAAAAAGAGTTTACAAAAGAGATTCGTCAGACGTACGGCACGCTTAAGCAAGCGCCTACTGTGCTGGACAATATTGAAAAAGCAAAAGCACTTGTACCGCAAGCTAAAGGCTTTATGGGGGCGGGCGGCGAATCGGTTTTGCAAGCCGCTAGTTTCCTTAACAACCGATTAGGCACCAGTATTGACACAAAGGGTGTTACATCTGCCGAAGAACTCCGGTCACGGTTGTTCCTTGGAATTATGGACAACCTCAAGAAACTTGATTCTCAACCTTCGCAACAGCAACAAGCCGCGTTGCAAGTTGCGCTTGGTAGCATTGGAACCGACCCAACAGCGCTTCCCCGAGTGCTTGACGTGTTTGGAGAGACGGTTCGCCAAAAAGTCGATTTGTACAACGAAGAAGTAAAGAGTGCTGAAGATAGGGGCGTGAAGTTTCCGTACAACCCCGTTATCAAATTGCCATCCCGACCCAGCACACCAGCGCCCGGCGCGGCGGCTGCGCGGCCTGCGGGAGTAGGCGCTAATTGGACATTTGAACGCGATGCGGCGGGTAACACCGCTTGGGTTAGCCCAGACCGTAAATCTTTTAAAGAGGCTAAATAATGGCTTTTGATCTCAACACCGCCGCGCCAGTCGCCTCTGGTGGCTTTGATCTTAGCACCGCGAAGCCAGCATCAAGTGAAATTCCCACCCCTCGTCGGTCTTACGCGTTAAGTGAAGTGCCAGGGCAAGCGGTAGTTAATGCGCCGGGGAGCTTCTTAAAATTTGGTGCGGACCTGTATCAAGCCGTTACAAATCCTGTACAAACATTGACGGGGATTTTGGACATCGGCGCGGGCGCTTTGCGCAATACACTGCCCAAAAACGTGGTCAGTTTTATTGACCAATTTGACACTAACCCTCAAGCAACTCAACGCGCCGTTGAGACTGCTAACGCGGTTGGTGGCATATACAAAGACCGTTACGGCAGCTACGAGGGGATTAAGCGCACGTTTGCTGAAGACCCTGTTGGCGCGGCGTCCGATCTGTCTACGCTGCTTTCTGGTGGCGCTGCGGCTACGGCCCGAGTGGCCCCCGCCGCGTCCAAATCGTTGGCTACAGCCGCAACATTTACAAACCCAGCAGCGCCGGTTGCCAAAGCTGCGGAGTATGGCATTGGCATGGCCGCCAAAGGCGCGGGGAATGTGGTTGACTCTTTGTCGGGCCGAAAGGCGGAAGTGCGGGCAGGCAACATTGTCCGGAATGCGCTGACGGAAGAAGGACGTACACCGCAAAATCTTTTAGCCGCGCAGATGGCACTGCAAAACGCGCCTGCTGGCGCGACTGTTCGGCAGTCGTTGGCAGATGTCATGGCGCCCCAAGTCCAGTATTTGGGGCAAATGGTTGAGTCTCAAACTGCGCCTGGCCGAGCTGAAACCGTTCGTCAAGCCCAACAAGCCAACCGGCTTGGCATGTTGCAAGCTAACACGCCCGATCTGCAAACAGCAGAAGCACTTCGCGCAAACGCGGCTGGACCGCTGTACGCAGCCGCTACGCAACCTACATTGGCGGTAACGACTGCGCCGATGGTGCAAAACATTGACAACATTCTTGCCGCCAACCCCGGCAACACTAAGTTGGTGTCAGCTTTAAACCAAGTGAAATCAGGTCTTGAGGCCAGCACAAACGCGCAGCAAGTGTCGTCCGTGTTGGACAACCTTAAGGATTTGATTGCATCAAAGGACAATAAATTTATTGTTAGCAACCTTATCGACGTAAAAAGCGGTATTGAAAAAACATTACCGGGTTACGCACAAGCGCAAAAAGTCTTTGCGGGCACTTCTGGCCCCGTTAACCAAGCAAAAGTGCTTAACGCAATGCAAGATGTACTTGCGCAGCCGTTGGGCGTTGGTGAGCGTGCTGGACCGTTTATGACCGCAATGGGGCGCGGTGAAAGTGCATTGCTTAAAAAAGCCACAGGTACACCGCGCTTTAACGAGTTAAGTGACGTGCTTACGCCGGGGCAAATGAAAGTTGTGGGCGAAGTAGAGTCCGGCCTATTGCGGGACGCCAACGTAGCAGCGCAAACCAAAGCTGGCGCAGAGGCCATGAAGATCATCATGGACGCCAATAAGTCTAGCTTTAGGTTGCCTGACTTTATGAGCGTCAAGGTCACGCTGGCGAATCAAATGCTGGGCATACTTGAGGGTCGGATCAGCAAGAATGTGTTGGCTGAATTGGAAAAAGGATTTCAGTCAAATACTAGCTTTGTAGACCTGATGAAAAAAGTACCCGCGTCGGAACGAATTGAGGTTCTGCGTGCGTTGGGCCAAGCTAAAGATCAATTAAGCTCCGCCAAACTGAACATCTACACTCAAGCACAGAACGCGCTTGCGCCTCAGTCTGAAAATCAAAACGCATTGACGAGGTAATGATGAGTGATCAGATCAGTGCGACAGACGCTCGTCTGTCAACACATGAGCAAGTGTGCGCTCATCGCTACGAGGCCATCCAAAAGTCTTTTGAGTCCGGCTCCAAGCGCATGACCAAGATTGAGTATCTGCTTTACGCGGTGATCGCTGCCGTTCTTCTTGGCCCCGGTGTTGCGGCTGAGATGGTCAAGAAACTCTTCGGGCTATGAAAGACTGGGCCGTTAGCTTCATTGCTGCGGCCCTTTTAATCGGGCTCGTCATCTGGTGCGCCTACATTGTCATCCCGTTGTTTAGGTGATAGGTATGTTGGCAGAGATTGCAGCGGCGAATGCGGCCTTCGCAGTAATAAAGGGCGCACTGGCAAACGGCAAAGAGCTGCATCAACTCGGCTCACGGGTCTTTGACTACTTTGACAACAAAGCCAAGATTCAGGAGTCAGCCACCAAGAAGGGCGGCGGGTCAGACCTTGAGGAGTTCATGGCGCTTGAGCAACTCAAGCAGCAAGAAGATGAGCTTCGTGAGCGCATGGTTTACGCTGGCCGTCCGGGCATGTGGAATGACTGGGTGAAGTTTCAAGCGGCAGCGGCGCGTAAGCGCAGGGAGGCCAAGGAAGCAGCCGCCAAAGAAGCCAAAAGGCGGCAGCAAGAGCTTGAAGACCTAGCAGAGTACATTGCCATCGGCTTGGCCGTAATCGTGCTTGCTGGCCTTCTGGTCGGCGGCTTCATCATATACATGAATCACCTGAGATGAGCGACAAACCAGCGTCCGTTGTTGATAGGGTGTTGACCTACGTAGACAGCCCGTTTAAGCTGTTCGCCATCCTTGTCATGGGTGTGGTGGCTTTTGCCGGTTACTTCCTGTGGCAGAACCAAGAGTTCATGCGCGATGCCTACAAGGAGTCCAAGAAGCTGCCGGAGATCAACACCTCAAGGGCTGATGACGCAAGCTCCATGCTGCTTAAGAAGACGGGAGCTACGGTGGTGGCGGTATTCAAGGTCAACCCTTTGTTCAATAGCCGGGTGCTGTACCGGGCCTACACGAAGGACGGCCGGGACAAGGCTATTGAAGACATCGACGTAGGGCTTTTCAGCCAGAACTCGGCCAACAATGCCGATGTGGTCAGGCTGATGACCAACGAGATTCCTTGTGGGGAGTACCGCTACGCGCAGTCTGAGGTTGGGCTGTGGTACTTGGATAAAGGTGTGGGGTACACCTGCCGGGTGAGTGTGCCCCCAGACTCGCACCGCTTTGTCGGGCAGATTACGGTGGGCTGGGCGCAGCAGCCTGAGAACATCGACCAAGTAAAATTCATGCTGGAAATCGCCAGCGCCATGTTAACCAAAAGGGGAAATTGATGCTTTCACTGTTTTCAACACTCGGGGGTCTACTGATCTCCGGCCTGCCCAAGCTGCTGGAGTATTTCCAAAATAAGGCCGACCAAGCGCATGAGCTGCGGCTGGCCCAAGTCCAGACCGAGCGCGAGCTGCAACTGGCCGCTGCTGGCTTTGCTGCGCAAGCTCGTGTTGAGGAAATCCGCACTGAGCAAGTCGCCATGCAAACCCAAGCGCAGATGGCCGAGGCTGAAGCCGAGATGGTCAAGGGCGCTCAGGACCACGATAAGGCCGTGCTCGCCAAGGCATCCACATGGGTTGCCAGCTACGTGGGCACTGTGCGCCCCACAGTGACGTACATCTTCGTTCTGGAGCTTGTGGCAATCAACGCCTTCATGGCTTGGTACTTGTGGAACCACCCCGGTTTGATCACCAGCATTGATGATGTGGTCCGCTACTCCGACATCATCTTCAGCTCTGACGAAATGGCTATGCTGGGCGGCATACTAGGGTTTTGGTTTGGGTCGCGCACTTGGAGCAAGAAGTGAAGCTGAGCAAGGCAGGTGAAGACCTGATGCATCGGTTCGAGGGCAAGCGCTCTCGGCCCTACCTTTGCCCAGCGCACATCTGGACGATTGGCTACGGCCACGTCCTGTACCAAGAGCAGATCAGACTCCCCGTGGTGCGCGTTGAAGGCAAGGACGTGCCCATGATCCGCAAAGAGATGCCGCTGAAACCGGAGGACAACCGTGTTTGGACGAAAGAAGAGATTGATGAACTATTCCGTGTGGACGTCGAGACTTTTGAACGCGGTGTTCTTCGACTTGTTCCCGGCGCTGCTGGCCGTCAAGGCGCTTTTGACGCTCTGGTATCTATTTCCTTCAATTTTGGATTAGGCAACTTGCAGCGCAGCACTATCCGCATGAAGGCCAACCGGGGTGATTGGGAAGGCGCAGCCGCAGCATTCCGCATGTGGACCAAGGGCGGCGGCAAGGTGCTGCCAGGTCTGGTTAGGCGTCGAGAGGCTGAGATCGCGCTGTTTCTGTCCTAACCCTCACACGCTCTTCGGTTGAAAAGCGGTGCAAGTTGGCGCACTCATAACGGCGCGTTACCACACCATCGGTCTTACGGGTGCGTGTCTCAAGCACTTCAGCCCATGTTTTGCATTGCGGGCATTTCATAGCTCATGCTTGTTTAGTTGCGGCTTAATCTTGGGGTGGGCGCGGCTGTGGATGCTGAACTGTTTGTAGGCCACGACGTTTTCTTCTCTGGAGAGGTTGTCGTACACCTGCGTCTTCTTGGGCCGGAAATACACATCATTGGCGAACATGCTGGGGCGTGGATTACTGGCCCACAGGAAGGGCGAATCGGGATGGCATTTGCATTTCATTCTTTTTCCTTCAGCGTAGCCCACGCCACTTGGGCGCATCGGACGCATTGGTAGTGGTACTTGATGCCGAAGTTGGTCGGCTCCCAGCGGTGTTTACAGGTCATGTGTTCTCCTTAATAGCGTAGTCGTGAAATATCGCACCTTTGCTGGCATCTCCCACCTTGCAAGACTTCACCCAGACATTCTTACCACTTGCAAGCCTCCGCAAATGACCACGGCGGTCATGCAAGCGAGGTGATGCGTGTGTACCCCCCTTACCCTCTGATCGAGGTTTTGCTGGCTCAATCCAGACCGTTGTCCAGTCGTAGGTTGGCAATTTCCCTTGCTGAATCTTGCGGCGGTTGGTGAACGTGTCGCGCACCGATGGGGTGTATGCCTCCATGCGACTATCCATAGCCCCGTACCACGCTCCAAGTTGCGCCAACATCAACTCAGCAAGCTCTTTGTCTACGGGTTCATCTTCGTTGACGGAACCATATCGAATCTGGTCACCTTCAATGAAGTAAAACATTGCAGGGATGGGGCGCAAACGTGTTCCAGATGGGCCTTTCCACATGGACACAGAAATACCCTCGTCTGGGTCTTCTCCCGCCACCAGCATCAAAACCTCGTAGCTTGGGTGGTGGCTTGTCTTACCCTGCCACGCAACAAAACATTTGTTGAACGGTGGTCTATGCGTCATCACCGGATCAAGGTTGGCTCTTTGCTTATCTCCAACTGCGCCAGTCATGTCAAACCATTTCATGTCAACAATATCGACTCCAGCGTCAGCCATCAATTTCATTGAGGAACGAATAAGTTGGGTGGTCATGTGTTCCCCCTTGCTCGGATGGCGGCGGCGCATCGTTTTGCCTCCATATCTTCGCGGTTGTTATCGCCCATGTACCGTTTATCACACGCCTTTGCACACGCCTCACGCTCATCAGCACGGACAAGGGCTTCAAAGGCTTTCAACTTTTCAAGGTTGATTGGCTCACCCGTCACAAAGTCATAGGGCATCTTGACTTCACGGGCCATGTCTATCGTTGTTTTCATTTGATCCTCCGCACCACATTTACCCACTCGGGTTCTTTATTGACCACTGGCGGGGGCGTGATCTTCTCGCTGGGCGGTGTCCAGCCGTACTTGCGCCACAGCGCCTGCACATCGGAGCCGCTGCTCCATTTAAAGTCTGGGTGTCCTACTGGAATCCACGGTATTGTCATGATTTGCTCTTTCGATTACTAAGTGCCGGTAGGCACGGATCGCTGTCTTCAAGTCCTCTTGCAGACTCTCGATCAGCTCGTCTTGCTCAGACAACCGCTTGGCGGCGTCTTGGGCAAACTTGGCCAGGTTGTGCGCTTCCCACGCCTCAAACCTGTTCATGATTTGGTGGCCAGCGCCATCAGCTCGGCCCTCTCTCTGGCCACACGCAGCGTGTTGTAGCGCTGGTGCAGGCGCTCGATCACCTTGACGCGGCGAGGGCCAGCCATCTCAGAGTCCAGCAGCGCCTTGACGTCGGTCTCTGGCAGCAGTGCCAGCACTTCATTAAGTTTTCGCCAGGTGTAGCTCAATTTTCTTCTCCAGTTGTTCAATCAGTTTGGTCGTGCGGTCGTGTGTGCGCTGGGCTGCGTTGAGCTGGCGCGTCTTGTGCCGCAGCTCAGACTTGGCCGCGCGCAGCTTGGCTTTCCATTGGTCAATTCGTTTCATTTAAGTGCCTCCAAGGCGATTTGAGAAAGAGAAAACTTGTCATGCAGCGCGCCCCAGATTTTGTGATCGACAGTAGCGTCGGTCAGAAATACGTAGCACCACACGTCATGCCGCTGGCCGCTACGATGCAAGCGCCCGACGGTCTGCTCATACAGTTCAAGCGACCAGGGCAGGGACAAGAAGACGATGTGCCGCCCTCCGTGCTGGAGGTTGAGGCCGTGGCCTGCTGACTTCGGGTGGACGGCAAGCAAGGCGACCTCACCTCGGTTCCAGCGCTCGATGGCGTCGTCATCATTGAGTGTGACAACCCATTTAAACCGTCGCTTAATTTCGGCAAGTTCTTCTTGGTATTGGTAAACCAGTAGGGTGTTGGCATGTTGGTTCTCATCAAGCAGTTCTTCAAGGCGGTCAAACTTGTGGGGCGACAACCAGATCGGGCCGTTGTCGGAGTACAGGAAACCAGACGACATCTGCTGGAGCTTTTGCGTAACGACAGCAGCGTTGATTGCCACCACGTCGTCCAGCACGAAGTCCTTCTTCATCTTGTTGTAGCCGGTCATGTCCATCTTGCAGGCCACTTCGACCGTGTGCAGGGGCGGCAGCTTGTCCTTGTACTCGCCAGGCTCCAGCACAAACGTCGCGGGCTTGATGCGCTGCATGACCAGCTCCAGTGAGCCTTTACGTGGCTCCCACTCGCCGAAGTCTTTGTTGATCAGCACGAAGTACTGCTGCATGAACGCACCCTTGGCGCGGCCGAGCAGCGACTGGTCAACGATCTTGCACTGGCCGAACACGTCTTCCAAGCCGTTGCTGGTGAACGAGCCGGTCAGGCCCCAGCGCACGGTGATCGGGTCCATGACCTTGAACAGCGCCTTGAACCGGGTGCCGGACGGGTTCTTGAGCTTGGTCAGCTCATCAAACACGATGGCGTTGATGTGCGCCAGGTTCTGCTCGGCCAGCCACTGGATGTTGTCGTAGTTGCTGACAATGATCTGAGCGCCGCTGTTAAGGGCTGCTTTGCGCTGCGCTGGCGTGCCCACGGCCACGGCCAGAGTGCAGCCGGGTGCCCACTTGGGCTGCTCGACGGGCCACACGTCGGTGCAGACGCGCTTGGGTGCAAGCACCAAGAAGCGCATGGCGTAGCCGTCTTTGAGAATGGCCTGCATGGCCGTCAGCGTGATGGCTGTCTTGCCAGCACCCACCGGGGCCAAGATCATGGCGCGGTCATGCTCATACAAGAAGTCAGCCGCTGTGTCTTGATAGTCACGCAGTTTCACGCAGCCACCCATCTATTTGATCTTTGTTCCACAGACATACATACCTTTGGTTCATCTTGGCCATGTCACTGGCGAAGACCTTCTGCAACTCCGACAGCCTGCCGCCCTCGGTCTTAACCTCAACAAACCACGTCTGCCCATTGGGCAGGCACACGATCCGGTCGGCCACGCCGCGATGCATGGGGCTGGTGAACTTGTACGCCCGCCCGCCCAGCTCTTTGACGCGCTTGATGAGGTAGGCTTCGACTTGTTTTTCTAACATGACACGAATAATACACGAAAAAAAGTTTAGCACAACAATTTTTCTTGTGTTAAGATCGCATCACCCAATCTCGGGTAGACACTACAGGACAGTAAAATGGAATACCAAATCAAAGGCACTGAACACAGCAACATCAACGTCAGCCATTATTGCGACGGTTTGTGGATCAGCGTCAACCGCCACTGCGGCTACACATCTATACAGCTTTCAAAAGAGCAGGCAGTGCAACTGCGCGACGCCCTCATCGCCTTGACTCAGGAGACAGAAGATGCAGCACAGTAACATCGTCGGCGGTAGCACCGCCAAGCGCGTCATCAACTGCCCTGGCAGTGTGGCGCTTGTCAACAAGATGCCGCCCAAGCCATCCAGCGAACACGCTGACCGTGGCACGTTGCTGCATGATGCAATCGCTTTCATTTTGGAGGACCAAAGCGTTGACGTGATTGGCCGCACATACGAAGGCCAAGTCCTGACACAAGAACTCTACGACGAAAAGATCATGGTAGCGCTGGCGCTGCTGGATGAAGTAGACCCCGACAAGGAGATGCTGTATGAAGTCGAAACCCGTGTTGGCTTCGGCGACTTACTGCCTGGCGTGTTTGGGTCTACTGACCTTGTGGGGCGAATTGGAAACCGCGCTGTGGTTTTGGATTGGAAGTTTGGTGATGGCGTTGTGGTTGATGCTGAGGAAAATGCTCAGTTAATGTTCTACGCCGCCGCCAGTATGCGTACCCCAGAGGCAGCATGGGCGTTTGAGGGCGCAACGGAGATTGAATGCGTCATCATTCAGCCGCCCATGATCAAGCGCTGGGTGACCACCAAGGAGCGCATCGCGCAGTTCGAGCAAGAGCTGGTCAAAGCCGTCAAACAAGCTCAGTCGGCTGACGCTATTTTGAAATCTGGCGACCACTGCCGTTGGTGCGCAGGCAAGCCTATCTGCCCCAAGATGACCGGCGCTGTGGACCGCGCCCTGCAAGTGCAACTGAAAGAAATAGACGTTGACATGCTGGGCCGATACCTGAAGAATGCAGACCTTCTTGAGGACTGGATCAAAGACCTTCGCGGCTTGGCGCTCCAGTTGCTTGAGAAGGATTTGCCTGTGCCCGGCTACAAGTTGGTCGCCAAGCGCGGCGCTCGCCAGTGGACCAACGAAACAAAAGCGCTTGAGGCGCTGCACGACTTGGGCGTTCCCCGAGCCGAGCTGCTCAAGCCAGAAGAATTACTCAGCCCTGCTCAAGCAGAGAAGGTGCTGAAAAAGCGCAAGATGGCACTGCCCGACGATCTCGTCGTGTCGGTGTCGTCAGGCACAACACTGGCAAGCGAGGATGACCCCCGCCCAGCAGTGTTGCAAATCGGGTCGCAGTTGTCTGCGGCTCTCTCTAAACTTCAGTAAAGGACAATCATGTCAAATCTCGCAACTTTCTCTTCGGCAAATCTGCCAGCAGTCTCTACCCTCTCCACCGCTTTGCGTGCGCTTGAACAAGGCGCGGGCACATCGGGCGTCGTTATCCTGAAAATGGACAAGACTGGTCATTGGGTGTTTGGTGCTGACCAGACTGAAGTCGAAGACGACTCTACCTGGGCCGTCAATCCTTTTTCTTTTGTCCACGGCTTCATCGCCTGGGGCGACGGCGAAGTGCTTGGCGAGAAAATGACCGGTGTGCAGCACCCCCTGCCAGAGCTTGACGCAGCGCCCCCCGGTGCCAAGCGCGGCTGGGAAACGCAGATCGGTATGTCTTTGAAGTGCCTTGTTGGCGAGGACAAAGACATGGAAGCACGCTTTACCACGACCTCGGTCGGCGGTAAGAAAGCCGTGCAGGCATTGGGTGTTGCCATCGCCGCGCAAGTGGAGAAGGACCAGACCAAGCCTGTGGCCATTGTGCGCCTGAAGAAGGACCACTACGTCCACAAGTCCTACGGCCGCATCTACACCCCGGTGTTTGAAGTGGTTGAATGGGCCAGCATGGACGGCGCTGCTGAAGCGCCAGAGGTGGAGGCTGAAGCCCCAGCCGCAGGTCGCCGCCGCCGCGCAGCCTAAGTGAAATTGGGGTGATGTGCTTGCATACCGAGGCTGCAAGTTAAATGAGGAGCTGTGGGACAGCACATCGCAAGATGGAAATGAGGAACTAGCAGCATCACCCCACCTATAAAGTAAAGTACAGTATGAAACCACAATATCAAATCTCATTTTCAGGTGGGCGTACCAGCGCCTACATGACCAAGCTGTTGCTGGACAACTGGTCAGATCGTTACGAGTTTATCGTGACGTTTGCCAACACTGGCCTTGAACACCCCAAGACACTGGAGTTTGTCCATAACTGCGACAAGCATTTCGGTTTCAACACGGTATGGCTGGAGGCAGTCGTGCATGGTGGCCGTGTGGCCAGCACGCACAAGGTTGTCGATTACGCCAGCGCATCGCGTAATGGCGCGCCGTTTGAGGAAGTCATCAAGAAGTATGGCATTCCCAACATGGCGTTTCCGTACTGCACCCGCGAACTCAAGATCAACCCCATGAACTCATATCTGCGCAGCTTGGGGCTGGACTACCGCACGATCCCGACAGCGATTGGCATCCGCGAAGACGAAAAGCGCCGCGTCAGCAAAACTGCCGAAGCCAAGAATATCGAATACCCCCTGATCGACGTCTGGCCTACCGACAAAGCTGAGATTCTTGACTGGTGGGCAGAGCAGGCGTTCGACTTGGGTATCGATGAGTTTGAGGGCAACTGCCAAGGCTGCTTCAAGAAGTCGATCAAGAAGCAATTCATGCAGATTGAACGCGACGCCAGCATCTATGACTTCCATCGCCGCATGGAAGCGCTGTACAGATCACATGGTCCGCAAGTTGGCGACCGCGTATTCTTTCGCAAGAACATCGACACTGACGGGCTGTTCAAGTTGTACGAAGAAAACAAAGACACACCGATGCGCGAGCCCCGCGCTGATGAGGACGGCGGCTGCTCTGAATCGTGTGAAGTTTACGAGACGGTGGTCAAATGACAGTGCTTTGGATTGACTTTGAGACCCGCAGCCGCTGTGACCTGAAGGCCAAGGGTGTCTACAACTACGCCCAGGACGCGAGCACCGACGTGCTCTGTATGTCCTACGCCTTCGACGATGAAGAAGTGCAGACATGGGTCCCCTCTCAGGAATTCCCTGCCGCTGTCCGCAATCATACCGGGCTAATTTACGCCCACAACGCCGCCTTTGAGCGGCTCATTTTTTGGTATGTCCTTCAGATCAACTTTAAGCTGGAGCAGTTCGTCTGCACCGCAGCGCAGGCCCGCGCCAACTGCGCGCCTGGTTCGCTGGAGGACGTGGGCCGCTTTGCTGGCGCTGACATGCGCAAGGACCATCGCGGCGCGCAACTGATCCGGCTGCTGTCGCTGCCGCAGGCCAACGGCCAGTTTCGCGAAGACGCTGCCCTGATGGCCGAGATGGTTGAGTATTGCGAACAGGACGTTAAGGCCATGCGCGCCATCAGCAAGGCCCTGCGGCCACTGTCTGAGGACGAGCTGGCCGACTATCACGTCAACGAGCGCATTAACGACCGCGGCGTGTTGGTGGACGTGCCGCTGTGCCAAGCCGCTGTCAAGTACGCCGCCGATGAGACCGTCGAGATCCAGCAGATCGTGTCCGAGGTGACCGAGGGCGTCATCACCAGCGTGCGCTCACCCAAGATGCGCGAGTGGGTGCTGGAGCGCGTCGGGCCCGAGGCCAAGAAGCTGATGTGGACCGGCGAGAAGTATTCGATCGACAAGACTGTGCGGGCCAACCTGCTCGCGATGGAAGACCCCGATGAGATTCCGCCCCATGTTGCAGACGTCATCCAGTGCGCGGACGACCTCTGGGCGTCTTCGGTTGCGAAGTTCAACCGCTTGTCGAACCTCGCCGATGACGAGGATCACCGAGTCCGAGGCGCTTTCGTTTTTGCTGGAGGGGCTGCCACCGGCCGTGCGTCGAGCTACGGCGCGCAGGTTCACAACTTTACCCGCAAGTGCGCCAAAGAGCCTGATGAAGTACGCCACGCTATGGTGCGTGGCCACACAATCACGCCGAGATTTGGTCGCCGCATTACAGATGTGCTCAAGGGGATGCTCCGCCCCGCGCTGATCGCCAAGCCTGGCCATGTCCTGATCGCCTACGACTGGTCCGCTATCGAGGGCCGCGTGCATCCGTGGCTGTCCAACTGCCCAGCCGGTGAGCAAAAGCTGGATGTGTTCCGCTCGGGCCTTGACCCGTACAAGGTCAACGCAGCTGCCACCTTTCGTGTGCCTTACGAAGATGTGGCCGGTGATCAGCGCCAGGTCGGTAAGGTGCAAGAGCTGGCCCTCGGGTTCTTGGGCGGCGCGGGCGCGTTCGAGGTGTTCGGCCGTGCCTACGGCATCCGGCTGTCACCGGGCGAAGTACAGCGCGCTGTGGACGGCTGGCGCAGGGCCAACCCGTGGGCGCAAGCGCATGGCCAGCAGCTGGAAAACGCCTACCTGCGCGCGATGAGAAACAAAGGGCATGAATTTAAAGCTGGGCGTGTTGTGTACTTGTTCGACGGCCAAACGCTCTGGTATGCTTTGCCCTCCGGTCGGGTGCTGTGCTACCCCAACGCCAAATTTGATGATGAAGGCAACGTGACGTACACCAAAGCAGCATGGAAACCCGCCGCCGATGCCAAGGAGTGGCCGCGCGCCCGTTTGTGGCGTGGTCTGGCTTGTGAGAACGTCACGCAAGCCGCAGCACACGACATCTTGCGCCACGCGCTGCGTCAAATTTATAACGTGGTGCTGCACGTTCACGACGAGATCGTCGTTGAATGTCGGGAAGACATAGCCGACGCCGTAAGCGCCGAAATCCACAAGATCATGTGCACACCGCCTGCATGGGCGGTTGGCTTGCCCCTGGCCGCTGAAGGTGTGATCACTACCCGTTATTCGTAAAAAGAAAAGCCCCGGCGGGTTAGGCCGGGGCTAAAGTTCCAACTAAAGGAGAAACCCGTGAAAGATTTCGTTGATCATCTTACCAGACTCGCCCCAGAGGGTGAAACTTTTTTGCTGGTAAGGCAAAAGCCCCAGCTTAGAGAGGGCGAGATGCAGTACCACGCCGACGGCGCCATCAAAGCCACATGGCCCGCCATGCTGCCCACGGCCAAGGTCAAGCCCGACTGGGCCATCTATGGCAACACCGCCAGCTTCATCATCGACCGCTTCAAGGACGGCCACGCCAGCGCCAGCGCGGCCAACTGCGAGTATGTGCTGGTGATGGTGCTGGACGACGTGGGCGACCCTGACAAAGCCCCCAACGTCCCGCCGCTCGAGCCGACGTGGAAGATCGAGACCAGCCCCGGTTCGTTCCAGTGGGGCTATGTGTTCAGTGAGCAGCCGACCAAGGCCGAGTTCAGCGCGGCCATCCGAGCGATTGCCGATGCTGGCTACACTGACCCCGGTGCCTGCAATGCCGTGCGCAATTTCCGCGTCCCCGGCTCGATCAACATGAAGCCTGGCCGCAACAACTTTGCCGCCGAGCTGCGCGAATTCCACCCCGAGCGTGACTTTACGCTCGCGCAAATTTGCGCCGCCCTGAACGTGACGCCCGGCCAAGCCGAGGACGCCTACCGCCCGATTCGCATCTCCGACGACGGCACCGACGACGTGATGGTTTGGCTGTCCGATAACGGCATGCTGCTGTCCAAGCCCAACCAAGAGGGCTGGGCTGGCGTGATCTGCCCCAACAACGCCCAGCACACCGACGGCAACCCCGAGGGCCGCTACCTGCCCGCCAGCCGCGCTTACTGCTGCCTGCACTCACACTGCATCGATTTGGACTCGTCCGTGTTCCTGCAATGGGTAGCCGACAATGGCGGCCCCAAGCACACCCCCGGCCTGCGCGAAGAGCTGCTGGCCGCTGCGATGGAGTCAGCGCTCAGTAAGCTGGCCCCGACGCCTGAGTACCCCGACGCCGCGTCCGCTATCGTCGCCGAGGTGGAGCGCAAGGAGCTGGGCCGCGTCGAGAAGGAAGGCTGGTATGAGCGCTTCGCCTACCTGCAAGACGACGACGCCTACTTTGACATGCAAGAGCGCCGCGAAGTTAGCCGCGCCACTTTCAACGCGATTTTCCGGCACATCGGTTGCAGCTCGATTCACGGCCGTCGCGGCAAGATCGAAGCCGCTACCAGTTTTGACGAGCACCGCCAGGCCAAGGGTGCCCGCTCGCTGGTGGGCTTGACCTACGCCCCCGGTGAGTCAATCCTCTGCGCCCGTGACGGCTTGGTGTACGGCAACCGCTGGCGCGACGCCCGTCCCCCGGCCGTGGCCGGCGACGTTGGCCCTTGGTTGGCCCATGTCGAGCGCATGATTCCCGACGAGCGCGAGCGCGAGCATGTCCTAGACGTGATGGCCTTCAAGGTCCAGAACCCCAACCGCAAGATTAATCACGCCGTCCTACATGGTGGCGCGCCCGGCGCCGGTAAAGACACCCTGTGGGCGCCGTTCCTCTGGGCCATTGGCGGCGACGCCCTGATCAACGTGTCCTTGGTGCGTAACGAAGAGCTGACCAGCCAATGGGGCTACGCCCTTGAAACTGAGGTTATGGTGATCAACGAACTGCGCCAGGCCGAAGCCAAGGACCGCCGCGCGCTTGAAAACCAATTGAAGCCCCTGATCGCTGCACCCCCTGACATGCTGCCCATTAACCGCAAGGGCCTGCACCCTTACATGGCCCTTAATCGTTTGTTTGTCCTGGCTTACTCAAATGAGCGCGTCGCGATCAACCTCCCCACCGAGGATCGCCGCTGGTTCGTTATCTGGTCCGACGCGGGTCGCATGTCCCCAGCCGAGTCGGCGGGGCTGTGGGCCTGGTACAAGTCCGGCGGCATGGCCCGCGTGGCCGCATGGCTGCATCAGCGTGACGTGTCCGCGTTTAACCCTGGCATGCCCCCAATGATGACCGAAGCCAAAGCGATTATGGTTGAAGCGGGCATGTCCGGGGCTGAATCGTTCTTAGTAGAGCTTATGCGCGCCCGTATCGGGGAATTCTCCAAAGGCGTCGTTGGCGCGCCCTGGCATGCGCTATGCGACCGCCTGCAAGGGTCCGCGCCAGGCGCGATTAAAGTTGTCCAGGGCGCGCTATTGCACGCGCTTAAAGAAGCCGGCTGGGTTGATATGGGGCGCCTAAAATCGCGCCGCTATGACACCAAAAAGCACATTTTCTGCGCGCCCGATATGGTGGAGATGTCCCGGTCCGATTTGCGCGATATGGTAGAGGATCCGCCCGCATCGGTTTTGCAGCGCGTCAAATGAATAACGGCCCATACGGGCCGTTTTTTATAGGTTTAAGAGTACTGCAAGCAGCGCGGCCAAAACGGCCGCTAGCGCTGTCATATCGCGGCCTCTAATATTTGCATGGCCCCCATTGGACTAGTCAATACAATGTCACACGCGCAAACAATGGCCTTATGCATGGCCGCGTTTTGTTTTTCCGCGCTAGTTAATTCTGTTTCCAAAACTTCGCATTCAATCGTTTTGATTTTTAAGTCCGCGGCCGTATTTTTTAAGGTTTCGATCTCCGCCGTGGCCTGTCCTAGCGCATATTGCAGCGCGTCAATACGGGCAAACAGCTTCGCCGCGTTTTCGAAGCCCTCCGCGTAGCAGAGTCGTTCGGCATCGGCCGCGGGTAAACGCATGTAATCAATCATCTTTAAGTCCTTTCAGAGTTATAGGGGTGCATCGGGCAGACTGGCGCGAATTTCCGCGGCCGTCCACGGTACCGGCCCGGCCGCGTCGGGGAATGGCCACACTACAAAATCTTGTAGGTCCGCGGCCATTGTGGAATACGGCCCGGTTTTGAACAGCGCGTAGTATTGGAAATAGATTTCCATTAGTTCTACGGGTTTACCCTTGTAGTGACCTTTGGCGCCCGGCCGTGGCCATGTTTCGCGCGTCGGATATCGGTCCGGCCGTGGGTTATGCTTGTAACCCGGTATTGGTGATTCAATCATAAACCCTCCGGAATAATTCCCGCGCGTGACAATGACATTCGAGGATATCCCGCGCAATGGCGTGCCGATGCACGCGCTGATCGCGGGTAAGCGCGTGCGGCCGTAATTTTTTGTACAGCGCGCGCAACACTTGCTTAGGGGTAGCGCTTACATGTAAGCGCAATCGATGATAAGTCCCAAAATAAAGCATGGTTTGCCCCTTAGAGTGTGGCGCGCGCTGCGAGCGCTTCGCTAATTTGGCCGTCGCGCGCCAATAAATCAATAAAATCAACAAATGCGCAGCGCGTATCGGTGCAATAGTCGCGCTGGCTTTTATCCTGGCGGGTCCAGTCACGCGCCGGATAGCGCTTACGATTTGCGGCCGGATGCGCGGCCCAAAAAGCCGCGCGGATTTGCTTTTGATTGGTCATAGTGTTTACTCTACTGTTACCGGACCGATTGTCCGCATATGCGGCCACACGGCCGCATACACTGAAAATCACGCGGCCGTCAATTTGATAACGCGCTTTTGGTGGCCGGTGGCGTGGTCCGCAATGACGATATCGCGCGCTTGTATGCTTGTACCCGCGCACAATGTGCATTTGGCGCATGTGGATTTTTTGCCACCCTCAGCGCTAGCGGGGCAAATCGTTTCGCCAGGTTGACGATCGACGCCTACAGAA